AGCACTATCTAGGTTTTGTCCACCTGCTGTGTAGTTAGTACCACTAGCTTCATCAGAGTTACCTGTAACGTCTGAATAATTAGCTGTCGCTGCGCCATATGTACCAGACTCACCGCTTTTAATTAATGCAAGTTTTAAAGTATGGGTATCCAGATCGTGGACACCGCCAAGAACTTCTGATTTAAAACTTGTACACATCGCTGTTGTAATGCCCATGTTTGAATCCCTTTGTTATAAGTACAATGGGGCCAGCAGTTAGCCAGCCCCAAAGAATTATCTATGCGAGTAGATCTCGGTCTACTTCATCTGCAGCCTGTGTACCCATGCTATCCACATCCATTAGACATGCATATACACGAATTTTACCTGCTGTATCTGGTGTTGTACCTATTAGCAACATGTCGATAGTATCGGCTGTTGTTACTAGGATTGGACACGCAGTGTTAGCAAGAGTACCATAAGAACCTGCTGATTCACCTGTGATAGTTGCACCGTCAACAAATGCGTCAACGTCACCACCTGTGATACCTAGGTCAATAGTACAACCGTTACCACCTGTAGGTGCAGTTGTAATTTCAGTACCTGCAAACATTACAACAGTGTTAGCACCAACACTAATACATTCGATTACATCGGCTGCTGCCAATGCTGAACCTTTAGCTGTTGCTGCTGCGGCTAAGTCTATTGTGACTTCAACCATGTAAGGCTTTTTACTTGGGTTGCCTCTTCCACCTGCTGCTTTAGCGAGAGTTGTTACTGTAGCCATAAGTCAATCCTCCCCTTACGCTGCGTTATATTTAGCAGTAACGATTGCTTCTGGACGAAGAATCTTTCTGCCATATAAGTGCATACCACGAACAATGTCAGCAAAGCTGTCAGGGTCACGGTAAGTTTCAGTTTTACTGATCTGCTCTGCAGTAGCAACTGCTGAGTCATGACCAGCTACGATAACACCAAAGTCAGTGTTTTGGTTTGCAGAACCAGTTGTACCAGATCCACCACCTACTTGTGGTAGGTTGCTAGATGAGTATACACGGAAACCGTGGAAGTTACTCACAGCAAGACCGTTACGTAGTCCACCTGNTTCACCGAAATCAGCATTGAAGAAACGAGAGTCTTCATCTGCAAGAAGTTCCATGAATACTGGATCGACCACTAACCAACGTCCAGCTTTATCAACTTGTTGTTGATCAAGTAAACGTGCCATACGAGCTACAACCATTGATGGTGAAGCTGTGGCAGTTGGAAGTGCAGTAGCACCTGGCATACGTGCTGCTAGTGGGATCGAGTGATCACCAGCAGAACCAGTTGTGATGTTACCAAATGAATCCTTACGGAGTTTCATTGAAGTCAACAACTCATCTGTACCAGCGGTTGATACAGCGACAGTACCGTTAGTTACATTGTTAACAGTATCTGCAGCACTGTGCAAAGCTGACTGTTTGAAACCTGATAGGTAACCAAGAACTTCTTGGTCATGCTGATCAGCTAAACGGTAAGCTGCACGATTGGTTGCAAGATCCATAAAGTTGACGTGTGAGTGTGCTTCCTCGATGTCATCAATTTTAAAAGCATAGTAGTTTGCTTTATCGACAACTAGAGAGAAGTCCTCATCGTCTAGGTCTTGTGCATTAACCTGAGTTCCACGAGCATATGCGCTCACAGAAATTTCAGGCTCTTTGATGATTTTCACTGTATCGCCTTGAGCAGCAATCTCTCCGAAGTAATCAGAGTTTGTGATATCACCAACAACGGTAGACTTGCGGAATGCAAGTTGTACCTTTTTGGAATAGATTATGGAACTAAAGTTACCATTAGGTAAGTTACCATAACCCGATGCTGATGTAAAAGCCATGTTAAATCCTCCATGATATTTGGCTTCGGGTTACAAAGCTAAACACATATCAAGAGGCTGATCGTTTTCTAGGGTGCATATAATATCCAGTTGGCCTACCAGATATCAATGGGCCTATACTTGAACAGGTAGTTCTTAGTAGTTTAGACTTAGTATATGTATTTGGAAAAATGCTATAGTAATAAGAGGTAGTCTATGCAGAGGCTCTTAAACTATACGTACTTAGTTATATGTACTTGAAAGTATTTGTCAACACTTATCGAGCACCACCAGTAAGATCATACACGAATTTACCATCTCGCATAGCCTTACTAATCTCTTCTTCACGCTCTTCGAACTCTTTAGCAGACATTTTCTCAATGTCAGATTCTTTTAGAGTTGCTCCACCTTCAGTAGGATCTACTTTAGTTCTAGAACCTTTACTTATAGATTTAGCAGCGTCTTTTGTTTTAGCTCTTTTTGCTTGGACTGTTTCACCGTTATCTATCTTATAGAGATCTATAACTCTAATAACAGAAGCTGGGTCATCCATGTTTTCATAGAGAGCATCTTTTACCCATCTAGGTTGTTGCTCTGCCCAATTGTGAAACTCATCTGATTGTCTTAGTGTATCAAAGGTAGGATGTGCTTCTCTAATTTTAGCCTCAGCACTTTTACGTTCTGTTTCATACTGTAGTTCATCTAACCTTGAAAGACGATCCTCAGCTTTCTTGAACATCTCTTGAGCTTTCTTAGCAGCAATAGTTTCTACTATACCTGCTACATCTGGATACTTCTTTGACCACTCTTCAATGTCTTCATCTGACTTAGGTGGTACAATAGACTCACCCTTCATTCTAGTTTCTAGTGCTTTAAGTTTTTCGTTCCACTCTTTTTCTTTATCGGACATATGCCGTCTAAGATCACCGTAACGTTTCTTAAAAGATTTTTCTTCAGGATTTAAGTCTGAGTCATCTTCTTGTGCTTCAGCTTCAGAGTTGGTTTCTTCTTGTTTGGCACTATCCTTGGTCTGTACTTCGGTTGTCTCAGATCTTTTGCCATCGGGTTCATTCTCTTCAACTTCTTCGCCACGAGCCTCTGCCTCTAGTCTAGCAATCTCTTCTTCTTCTTTTTTCATGCGTTCTTGTTTAATTGCGTAGTTACTTCCACGCTGTACAAAACCAGCATTCTTCGGTGTTTCTACTGCTTCTAATTCAGGCATATGTTTTCTCCTTATGTTGGGGTCAGCCGTAGCTGAGTAGCCTTATAGTTATTTGGAATGTCTAGAAGTTTATTATGTGCCTAGACCAGCACCTTGCATTTGGTCACCCATAGGTGGTGGTGACTGCATTTGATCAGCCATAGGTTGAGGCTGAGACATAGGTTTATCTTGTTCTTCTTCACCAAAGACACTAGACATCTCTGGACCAAATAGTTTACGCATAACATCTCCGATAGGAGTGTCAGCAGCGTCTTCTACTATAGTTTGTTCTTCGTCAGTTAGCTCGTTGTATCTTCCACGTACAACATTTATATATTGCTCTAACTCCATTATTTCTTCCTTTCCATTAAGCCGCCTTTTCTAAGACCACTTATTCCGAAGCTACGATCTAAAGATGCACCACCTCGTTTTTGTTTTTTACTTAAACCTGCTGTTTTCTTCTTAGCACTTGTTGTTGCTTTTTTAGCTGCTGCTTTTCTATTTGCTCTTCTTTCTTTTTTTCTATCTCTGTCGTCTGCTTCCCTCTGAGCTGCTGCTGCTTGGATGGCTGCTGCTTCATCTGCTGCTTTTTGGGCGTCTTCTTTTGCTTTAGCGTCTGCTGCTGCTTTGGCATCTGCTTCTGCTTTAGCGTCTGCTGCTGCTTTGGCATCTTCTGCCGCCTTAGCTGCTGCTACTGCTTTTTCTGCTGCTGTTGATCCAGCATCCTTAGATCTTATAGGTGAGTTGTTCTTATTACCATTCTCATCTTCTGTAGGTTCTGTCTTACCAAACAATCCTTTTTCTTTTTCAGCTTTTTCTAATCTCTTAGCTGTTAGAGCACTACTACCAAGTTTAATAACTTCATCTATGGAATAACTACCTAAAGACATATTACCGAATTTGTAACCGTTATTCTTTAAGGCCTGAGTTTTTGTTGCAGCCAGTGCTAATGATTCTTCATCACCTTTCTTTAGAAGGTCTTGTATCTCTTGGATATCATCAGCATTATCAATTGCGAATTGATCCTTTGCAGCATTAGACGTTGCGATTAAGGCATTGTGTTTCATCGTTGATATGTTACCATCTCTAACAGCATTATCAAACGACTGCTGTTGTCTAGCGTCTAAGTTACTATATCCATCCTTTACATATCCTACAACACCTTCACCAGATATAGAATCTGTCATACCTATGTATTCTGAAACGTCATATTTTGCTTCATAGTCATCATAGAAACCTTGACCAAATAGTTTAGACATAGCGTCTTCTTGTTTGAAAGGTTCCGTAATACCGTCCATAGTGGCAGAGCCTATAGTAATTTCATCTAAAGCTTTTTGTGCTTCAGTCATGTCAAGACCTAGCTGTTCTGCTCTTTTTAAATATGCCTCTTTAATCTTGTTTACGTTCTTCTTAGCAAGACCTGAACCAACTAAACCTATTATACCCGGAAGTAATGCAGAAAGACCTTGACC